AGGGGCTTTATTTGCAAAGTCATGGTACTACCGTGATTGCATCAGGAGGAAACACTTTCCTTGACTCGGATGGTGGTATCACCGTCGGTGCAATAACAATGATGGCCGACTCGGATACTACTCTTAATTTCAACAATAACCAAATCTCCGGCTCTGGTCATATTTCCGGTTCAGCATTTTATTTTGAAGATTCAATAAACCTTAGTGGAAACCCAATCATAACCGGAGACGGAAACGCTTCTTTTGGACAATTGACCTGTTTTGTTGACGCCAAGGGCAATACCAATCTTCCAACCGACAATAGTAGGGCAACATTTTATGTTGATGAATCAGCAAATAAATTCTTTGTTTATGTAAAATATTCTGGTGGAGCAGTGAAATCTGGCTCTATCGACCTCACATAAAGCACAATCTTCCTTTTCTCATTAAAAACACTATTTACTTGTGATAAACTATTTCTAGGAGAAACCTTAATGTCTTCAATGTTAGAACAAGCAATTGTTGATGCCGCCGCACTTCGCGAGGCTGCTTTAAAAAATGCTGAACAGGCTATTATAGAAAAATACGCCCCACAAATAAAAGATGCCGTAGAATCGTTACTTGAGGGGACGACGGGGGATCTTAGTGTTGGGTCTACTGTTCGAGAAATCTCAACGGGTGCTATTGGCACAATTAGAGAAATTGATGAAGACGGCGTACAAGTTGAGGGCCAAGACGGTGGTGTATTTTTAGCTGAGGCTGGAAACCTAGAAGAGACACGATTAATTAATGAAGAAGAGATGAGTTTGGGCTCAAGCCCCCAACCAATGCAAGTTAACGCGCCCTTGGGTGCATCACCTGAAAGTATTGTAAATCCTAACGCTGAGGTCAGTGCAGAATTTGAATTTAACTTTAATCCGGGTGATTTCTTTGATCTTGACCTTGATCAAGTGGCTGCTGCCGCTGAGGAGAATCCCACCTCGGATGGTGAGCAACAAGAAAGCACCGAAGATCTCCTTGATGATTTAGGAGCAGAAGAAGAAGGCGATGCATTAGGCGATCTAAATCTTACAGAGATGGTCGCTGAATTAGCTAAAACTCTCTTAGAAGAAGAGGAAGTGATCGAAGAAGAACTTGTTGTTGATATGGCCGCTGATAAATTGGGCTTTTTCACAAGCAATAAAACAGAGGTTGGATACCAACAAGATCGTCAACTTGCTCAAATGGAAGATACCAAATATAAAGAAGAGAACGAAGCACTTCTTAAAAGAGTATCTGAACTTCAAGAATCCTTAGATAAAAGAACTGAGGATGCTACTAAACTTTTAGGAGTTGTTGAACAACTCAAAACTACATTAGACGAAGTACTTGCCTCAAATGCAAGACTTATCTATTCTAATAAAACTTTAAGCGATGCCTCCCTGAATGAGCGACAAAAATCTAAAATTGTTGAAGCCATCGCTCAGGCAAACTCTGCTGAAGAAGCGAAAACTCTTCATGAGACTCTTACTGCTACAGTGGGTTCCTCTCAAAGTAAAGGACCACAATCACTGAGCGAGTCTGTAAATAGAAAATCAAATCTTTCTGCAATCTTGCCACGGCGCAAAGAAAAAGTGGTTACCGAGTCCATGTCCTTTGCTGACCGAATGAAAAAACTCGCTGGCATTAACTAATCATTTAATGGAGGTATTATAAAAAATGTCTATTATACAAACTCTCACAGAAGGGATGGTCCAACGCGATATGCGTAAAGAAGGCGAAGCTCTTTTGAATAAGTGGGGCCAAACTGGTCTCCTTGAGGGTCTTACCGATGAGCGACAACGTTCATCAATGGCCCGACTTTTGGAAAACCAAGCAAAAGAACTTCTTCGCGAAGCGTCTTCTATGACCGCTGGCGATGTTGACGGTTTTGCTGCTGTTGCTTTCCCTATCGTTCGTCGTGTATTCGCCGGACTTATTGCTAACGATCTTGTTAGCGTTCAACCAATGAGCCTTCCATCAGGTCTCATTTTCTTCCTTGACTTCTCGTTTGGTGACGAGCAGAACGGAAGAACCGCAAGCTCTCCTCGTATGGGTAACACCGCCGATGGTACTGCTTCTATTTATGGTGGTAATCAACTTGCTTCTGGTATCTCTGATGGCGTTAGCCTTGTTGGTGCGACCTACAAAGAAGACCTTTCCGGTCCTCGCACAACTGTTGGTTATGCTTACGCATCTCCATCTGGTTCTAACAATGGTAACATTACTCAAGCCCACGTTACAGTTAACGCTGCTTTCTTGCTTAACGGTTCTGTAAGTGATACTGATGCTAAGTTCATCTTGTTCGACCCAGATCTTCTTGCTGTTACCGACAGCTCTGTTGGTGTTGTTGCGTTTGAGGTTGATGAAGCCGAAATCGCAAGTGCTAACGGTGTTGGCGAAATCGACTTCGACAACATGGGTGCTTTCCAAATCAGTGCTACTGCTCTTGCTACTCTTGATGCAGTTATCGATGCTGCTGGTGCTAACTTCAACGCTCAAATTCGTCGTTTAACACGTCGTGTTGCTGCTGCTGATTCTGGTACTGGTAACGCTGCTACTCGTTTTGTCTGTGTTATTGCTGGTGGTTCTTTGACCGCAGGTGATACTACTGTATCTGCTGGTACGGCTATCGGTACTGGTGAATTGAGTTATCCTGCTAAGGACCTCTTCACTGCTACTGGAACACCTGTTGGTGCTATTGATGGATACAGCATGCTTCTTGAAGGCAACGCTGCTATTCCAGAAATCGACATCAAAGTTGATTCAATCGCTATCACAGCCGAAACCAAGAAGTTGAAAGCTAAGTGGACCCCAGAATTGGGTCAAGACTTGAACGCTTACCACAACTTGGATGCTGAAGTAGAGCTTACTTCTATCCTCTCTGAGCAAGTTGCTCTTGAGATCGATCGTGAAATCATCGCTGACCTCGTTGTTGGTGCTACTGCTGCTACCTACTACTGGTCACGTTCTCCGGGTCTCTTTGTAAATCGTGAAACTGGTGCCGAACTTGGTGTTGGCGCTGCTGTTCCTGATTTCACTGGTACTGTTTCTGAATGGTACGAGACCCTTATTGAAACCATTAACGATGTTTCTGCTCAAATTCACAGAAAGACACTTCGTGGTGGTGCTAACTTTGTTGTTTGCTCTCCAGCAGTTGCAAACATTCTTGAGTTCACCGCTGGTTTCCGCGCTAATGTTACCGCTGACGCTGATAAAGGCGAAATCGGTGCTGTTAAGGTTGGCTCACTTAACCGTAAATTCGACGTAATCGTTGATCCTTACTTCCCACAAGGAATCGTTCTTGTTGGTCGTCGTGGTTCTTCATTCCTCGAAAGCGGATATGTGTACGCTCCTTACGTACCTCTCCAAGTAACACCTACCATCTTCGGTCCAGAGGACTTCGTTCCTCGTAAAGGCGTAATGACTCGTTACGCTAAGAAGATGGTTCGTCCTGATATGTACGGTCTTGTTATTTGCCGTGGTATCCTTGGCGAGTCTGGCGCAACCTAGTCATTAGGTTTATAGCCTTTGCTACTAGCCCCTCGATCTCCGGATCGGGGGGTTTTTAGTTTGGAGAAAACTATTTATTGTGACTTGTTTTATTCTCCTCTGGGCGAGGCCACTGCCCTTAGAAAGATTGTGTTCCGAGGTGGCTGGGATACAATCATTGAATAAATTCAGGTTATTGCAATAATTTTATAATAGGAGAAAATCATGGCAAAAAGAATAAGTAGAAGAAGACTCTACGCAATCGACAAAAAGGGTATTAGCTCTGGGTCATTTGTGCCCGGTGGTGGTATTTCTGGTTCAATTGTGCAACAGTCTATTTATAGAGATGGTTTTGAAGTCATAACCGAACTCGCAATTGATTTCGCTTACGGCACTACTGGTTCTCTAGCGGCACCCGGCAACAAGAACTTGGTTGTTGGTATGACCAATAGTGGATCTGCTGTAATCGGCCAGATCAACGAGCAACGAAATGGTGTTGTTACAGCTGCTGAATGTATCTGTGTAGAATCACCAAACTCTGGTACTAGCAACCCAGTAGACCTTGACTTTGTTTTCGCTGATGAATACTTTACCGCGTTCTCTGGTACTTTAACAAACGCAACCGCTCTTGTAGCAGGTGGCGGTGATTGGGTTAAAGGCAAGAATGTTACCGGTGACGTTGACAACAACGGTGGAGAAAACAAGTACATCTACATAACCACAGGTATGGGTGGAAACACCGGTGAAGGTGGTGCTGATTACACGGCTGGTAAGTTTATCTTGCGTCTCTTCGGATATGCAGTTGTTGCTGATAAAGGCACAAAACAACTCTAATCTATAAAACATTAATTATGATGTCAAAAGTCCCTTTTTGGGACTTTTGTTTTTTGGCCACTAATTACAAATAAATGGAGATTTTTATGAGTAAAAGTGGATATAGAGCCAAGAAAAGAGCAGCCCGTCAAGCCGCCGCAGAAGCAGGAAGTGCTCCCGCTCCCGCGCCAAAAAAAGCACCTGCTCCAAAGAAAGCAGCACCCAAAAAGGTTGTTCGCAAAAAGGCCCCCAAGAAAAGCGCTGAATCAAAATAGTGTTCTATGGCTAGAAAATCTAAAAGAATAAGGTTATTAGCACAGTTAAAAAAACTAAATGAACAAACGCAACCCGTGATGCTTGTTGATGAGGTTAAACCTGTGCTTGAAACCTCCAAACAAGAACCTGTTGTTGCACAATTGATTGAGGAACCAAAGATAGAAAAGGTGCCTGAACCAGTTGTTGAAGCCGTTGTAGAACCACCAAAGCCCAAACCAAAAAGAACTAGGGCCAAATCTACAACACCCTCAAAGCCCAAAGCCAGCGCAACGCCAAAAAAACCCCGAGCACGAAAAACAACAACGAGAAAGCCACGGGCAAAAACGGCTAAAAAAACAAAAACCGCAGAATAGACGCTTTCATACGATAAAAACTATTTAGTATGATCGGAGGGTACATGCATGTCATTTCCAACTTTAACACCAGCGTCTCAGACATCAGCAATCGTTCTTCCAGTAACAGGTACACACAGTGATGTATTATCTTCATTACCCTTTAGTATTTATACATCAAGTGCTTTTATATCTGGTGCTGTGGATCAGGTTGCTTATACTTACCGTAAGCTTGGTGGGGATGTACTTGATCTTGAAATCAAGGCCGAAAATGTCTACGCCAACTACGAGGAAGCAGTTCTTGAGTATTCTTACATCGTTAATTTACATCAAGCAAAAAATATTCTTGGTTCTTCCCTTGGAAACCCAACAGCATCGTTCAACCAAGACGGATCAATAACAGAGGGCCAATCTGGGTCTATCGAATTAAGATATCCTAAATTCAAATTTGATTACGCAGTAAAGATTGGACAACAGTTTTCAAACGAAGCAGGGTTCGGAGGTACTACTCCTATATACTCAGCGTCTTTCTATACAACCGCTAGTAAACAAGATTACGATTTGCAATCGATTATTGCCTCAAACGCTGCGGCAGGTGGTGTTCCTTATGAAGATATAGACACTAACAAGAGGGTTCGAATCCGAGAGGTATTCTATGTCTCTCCTCGACAGATGTGGAGATTCTATGGATATTATGGTGGCCTTAATGTTGTGGGCAATCTCCAGACATATGGGCAGTATGCTGATGACTCTAGTTGGCAGATTATACCGGTGTGGCAAAACAAACTTCAGGCCATGGCCTTTGAAGACCATTTATACACCAGAACTTCTCACTATTCGTATGAAATTATAAACAACAACCTTCGTTTGTATCCAGACCCCGATGCACAATCACCGAAGCAATTTTGGTTCAGATTCTCAATAAATGAGAACAGTTGGGATGACGAATTTGATGATGGGCAATTAGGTGTAAACAATATGAATACACTTCCGTTTGAGAACATCCCATATAAAAACATCAATTCTATTGGTAAACAATGGATTCGCAGATTTGCACTTGCGCTTAGCAAAGAAACACTCGGACAGGTTCGCTCTAAATTTGGTAATAGTGTTCCAATCCCCGGTGATACTGTAACACTTAATGGCTCCGACCTCATGTCTCAGGCCAAAGAGGAACAAAACGCGCTGCGTACAGAATTGAAAGAACAATTGGAAGCAATGACTTACGACAAACTTATCGAGACAGATAAAAACATTGTTAACAATACAAACGAAATACAGAGAAACATACCCACAGGCATTTTTGTAGGATAGAAAATGAAAATCAAAGTAAAATTAAAAGAGAACAAGCAACTCGTTCAAGAAATCACCGAAGAAGAATACGAATTTGTTGAGGAGGCATTAGAAATTCCTATCGAGGAGATGCCTTATTCAAACATCTTTGGAGATAAATACCGAATCATTCGTGAGTTTGGAACTCTCAGCGATGGAAATCCTTTTGGAAAAATGATAAAGAAACTTGGTGAGTTCGGGTGGAACCTCGCAGAGCACGAGGGCGATAAAGCCATTGAACTATACAAAGAATACACATTGGTAAAACCCAATCCTAAATACGGTCAAGACTCAATAGATGGACAATACATTAGAAATCCTCAGTATGTAAAGATGACTCTCCAAAAGCTCATTCAGAAAATGAATGCCTTTGCTACAAAGGGTGTAACCTCAATGTTTGGAAAGAGGCAGAATATCAGCAAAAGAAGCTATGAAGAAGGAAATGCTTTAAGAGATGAACTTCGAGCCAAATCCCCAGATGGTCAAATTACAGGCGAACTGACGGATGAATACAAACAAGGACTAGCAGTTATTGATAAGAAATACGGACTCCCAGCAAGAGCATTGGTCGCTAAAATGAGGACAGGCATCAACCTTTACTTTGGTCGCAGTTCTGGTTTTACTTATGAATTGTTAGCAATGACAAAAGGATCCCGAGTCGAGGACCTATTAGAGGATCTTGAAGAGTATTCTAAGTTGGTAAGTGACGAAAGGGAGATGTATCAAATACAATCTAACTTTGACAGACTCTTTGAGCCGACTTATGTAATCTACTCAAGACATCCAGTTGATGTGTTCCGTATGTCTGACTTTGTGCAGATTCAATCATGCCACGCTCCACCTTCTAGAAAGGGAGACATGCAAGGGTTTGACGAGTATAACATTTGTGCTCTTGCCGAGGCTTATGCGAACGGAATGATTGCTTATGCTGTCCCAGCAAAATCATTTGAGGACGTCGAGCTTGAGCCCACACAAGAGTCTCTTGATGAAATCGGTGAGGATGAATTGTTCTGGGATGAGGAAAGAGGGGAAGGCCAAGTTGAACCTGTTGCTCGTGTGAGGATTAGAAATGTTGCTTTCACAGACCGCGAGACAGGACAAGTAACACGAGTTGCTGTCCCAGACAAAAAGACTTATGGTAAACCCCCCGCTAACTTTAGCACTTATGTTCGCAACTTTGTTGCTGCCGCACAAAGAGAACAGATCAACCAGATCGCGAACTCTGATGCTGTTGATAGGTTTGACGATGGTGACATTAACATTCCTCTTGAAAACTTTGAAAGGTTTGGTGGAAGTTATGAAGATGGTGGAGCGGCTGTTAGAGACAACATGCCTCTCATGTTTGCAAGTGCTCTTAACATATCAGCAGCAAAGATAACAATGCCCGGCAATCTTACCTATGATCACACACTTCAGAGGGAGTTAAAAGATAAATTCCAAACAGGCTTGAGCCAAGATGATCTAGACCAAATGGTTTACAGACAAGCATCTGAGTTAGGCGGTCCCGGTCGATATACATTAACCGCAACCGCATACTTGAGTGACGATTACCATCCAATGATGGATTCAATTGACGTTATAGCCTATGCTGTGCTTCCAATGACGGATGACGAACTTAGAGAAAACTACACCGACATCGCAGACATGTTCGATGCGCATAGTGATTCTTTTGCCGTTTGGTTTAATGACGATCAAATTTATCCTGATAATATAATTCCAATGTATTCTGGCCAAGGTCGCGGAGACAAGCCCGTCCTTGAACTTGGTTTTCAAAATCTTCAATTCAACATGGCTGAGGCTGGTATGAATCTATACATTACGGATGAGGACAGCGTAAGAGAGATACTACAAACCATTGGCGATTCTCCTAGAAACGGCGGTTTTGGTTTTGATCTTTACACAGATCCTTATGTTGAGGATGGCTTTGATGCTATTGCTAAGGGTATTTTAGATATATCTCAGTATGGTACAGGTGAAGAGTTTTATCTCACCCGCCTCTTTAACAAACATCTCAACCCCGATAGTTCTATTGGAGATTGGCAACCCGTACAAGTTGAGATGGAGTATCATGACTACACTAATGTGGAATACTATAAAGAGGCAGAGTTTGAGACATACATAGAAATAGACACGGAGTGGATGCTGGAAGCAGGATTAACACCAGAACAAGTGGGTATTTTTATCCTTGCTATAAACCAGCATGATCTGGTTAAGAGTGAGCTTGTAAGACTTATCTACATGCACCTCATTATGGACAGATCTGCCTTGAGCACATATGACTTCAGGTCCGAATTGACCGTTGGAAGTGAGGATACCTATACCACACTACAAGATGTTGTTGAGGATGCAGGAAACATTGCGGCCTCATTCCCGCTTAATCTTAAAGTAGATGCTGAAGCTGACGTTTATTCGAAGAAAACAGCCGCCGCACTTGAGATTTGGCTGACGGAATACAGCAGCAATAGTTCAGCCGATGATGCCTTAAGCAGCGGTCGAGGAGAGGTCTTTATCAGAAACGTTCTTGAGCAGTTCTCAAAGCAACAGACAAACGAAAGTAAGAAACGAATGAAAGTTCGCATGATACGAGGGTAAATGAATGGCGGACAATAAGTGGTCAAAGCCAGCGTCTCCACCACCTCCTCTCTTTCTTGGAGAGAAGGAGCGAAACCTCGTCAAACAAGTCAACGACGAGATCATCGAGAGAGTTATTGGCCAACAGGTCCTTTATTTCCCAATCGACATTGACCGAACCAACTTTCATCCGGTATACGGTGAGGCCATTGTAAAAACTTTTTTACATCCCGTTAGAGTCTATGCTCTCGTGGAATATGGAGGGGTTGAAACAGCCTTTTTAGATAACATGGGATTAGATAAAAGCACCAATATAACCATCAATTTCCACAAGCGCCGATTGACCGAAGATCAAGATCTTTTTGTCCGCGAGGGTGATTTCGTTCGTTATGGCGATATTTACTATGAGATAGCAAAGCTCAATGAGCCAAAACAACTATTTGGACAAATCGAACACAGATTTGAAGTTACTGCTAATTGCATAAGAGCTAGAGACGGGGTATTCAACAGTGAGTGATATAACAGAAGAAATACCTTTCTTGCCTTCAACCATTGAAAGTATTGATACTGGCTTGTACAATTGGGTCGATGGTTTATTGAATCTCTCCGCTGAAACAAACGAAGGTTGGAAAAAGACTCCAATTATCTGGTTATCCTCTGAAAGATCATTCCAGATCAAAAACAACAAAGAATTACGAGATTCTGCGGGTAAACTCAAGCTCCCGCTGATATCAATCATGAGAAAGTCCATGGTAAAAGATCCTAATTTTCGAGGATCTTACTATGCTAACTCACCTGAATATCCTGATTATAAAGGCGGCGCCACCGCTATTGGAAGTCGGATCGTTCAGATAAAAACAAGAAATTTTGCTAATGCTGATAAAGCACGCCAACTCCACAATGGAGACCAAACAGGAAAGGGACCAAATAATAAAATAGTCTATGAGACTTTTGAAGCACCAGTCCCAACTTATGTTACTTGCATGTACAGCATAACCATTAGAACCAATTACCTTCAACAAATGAATCAATTGGTGAGCCCGTTTATGACCCGAACGGGGGCAACTAACCACTTTCTGTTTGATAACGATGGTCATCGGTATGAAGCATTTCTTCAACAAGATTTTAGCCCTGCTACTAATGTAACCAATCTTGGAGAAGAAGAGAGATATTTTCAAACCCAAGTCGAGATAAAGGTCTTAGGCTATTTGATGGGTGAAGAAAGCAACAGAGAAAAGCCAAAAATAGTAGTCAGAGAAAACTATGTGGATGTTAAGATGAGCCGCGAGCGCGTTATCTTGGGAGACACGATTCCTTGGGCCAGACCCTACAAGCAGAAATATCGCGAATAATGACTATTGAGGCCATATCATACTATTTATTATGAAATATACTTTACAAGGAGTACTTTAATGCCTAGAAAATTTGATTTTATTTCTCCCGGTATTCAGTTAACCGAGATCGATCAAAGTACCGTACCCGCACTACAAGAAGGCGACGGCCCTTTACTGATTGGACGAGCCCTTCGCGGCCCTGCAATGCAGCCAATCAGAATTAAGAATTTTGATGACTTTGTTAGTGTTTTTGGCGAACCAGTTTATGGCCAACAATCTAGCAACCCAGACGTATGGAGAAATGGAAACACAATCGCTCCTACATATGCTGCAATTGCCGCTGAAGCATGGCTATCAGCCAACGAAAGTCCATTAACATTTGTTCGCCTTTTGGGTGAACAATCTGACCAAGCAACCGCTGGTTCAACTGGTGCTGCCGGTTGGAACACATCAGGTTCTTTGGACACAGCTTACTCAGCATCAGGTGGTGCTTTCGGGTTATTTGTTGTGTCTTCTGGTTCCTCTCCACGAAGCAATATGCCTACTGGTTCATTAGCAGCGGTTTTCTATGTAAACCAAGGCTCTGTTGAATTATCTGGTGCGATCGCTACTCCATCAGGATCTTTGATCTCTGGTAGTAATGTGATGATGGAATCTCTTGGTTCTGGAAACGGTGCAACATTCAAAGCAGTCGTTAAGGACTCAAGTGGAAACGTTGTTGAAACAAAAACCTTTGACTTTACCCCCGGCTCCAAAAACTACATTCGTAGCGTGTTCAGCACAACACCACATGCTGTTAACAGTAGCATCAACGATACTGCTAAAACTTACTGGCTTGGTGAAACATACGAAGAAGAAGTACAACGAGCCATTGGGACCAGCCCGACCGCTGGAGATCAGCTTGGTATTATACTTGGTTTGGCCTCTGGTTCTGCTGGTGTAGACCCCGGCAAACCGCGACCAACACTTACTGCCTTCGCTAACCATAGATACGCTGCTATTGCCGCTAAGTCTGGTTATATCATTAACAGAGACCCAAGCAGTGATGCTACTGAATACACCCCTGATGCAGCGGAAAGGCTTTTCCGAATCGTTGCTCTTCAGGCTGGTGAATCATTCCAACACGAATATTACTGTACGATTGAGAACCTTGTTCTTGGATCCGAGGTAAATAAAGATTCTAAATTTACAATTAGCGTAAGACGCTGGAAAGATAACTCACTTGCTGAGCAGTTTTCCAACTTGACTCTGAACCCATTTAGCGATAACTACATTCTTAAAAGAATTGGTGATATGCAAATGACTTGGGATACTACTGATCTTAAATTTAATATGGTCGGAAAGTACGAGAACCAATCAGATTATATCCGCATTGAAATGGCTCCTGCATTGAAAAATGATCAGCCTCCCGAAGATGATTACGCTCTTCCATTTGGTTGGTACGGACCACAACGTTTTGTTGCCTTCACTCTTTCAGGAAGTAATGCAACACCTGTATCTCCAACTGATTACAGCAGCAACCTCACTAACATCATGGTTGTTGGTTCTGGTAACTTGCCGGGGAATCCTGCGGTCAACAGAGCAGGACAAGGCCACGGTGGTTTTGCCGTCGTTGGTAATGCAACCGGTGAAATAGATCAGCGTGTTGTAACATTTAAGTTCCCAACATTCAAGTTATCTACTGTAGATTCTAATGGGATTCAAAATGCTAACTTCAAAACAACAGACTTCTTTGGTCTTAATCAATCTCTTTCCTCCTCTAACTTGTTAGATCAAGGCTATAGAGACTTGGTTCGCTCAATGCCTTACGGCTTTGATGTTCATGAGAACTCTGGCTTGGCTGCTGTTTCTACCGAAAGAGCATTCATCTTTACTATGGACGATGTTGTTTACGATTCTACTACGAATCGCGCTTACTATGCTTCTGGTTCAAGAGCAGGAAACACTTCCTACACCGCGACTAACGGAGACCAAGCACTTCTTGATAAGAACATTAAGAAATTTATCGTTCCACTCTTCGGTGGTTTCGATGGACTTGATATCTCAGAACTTGATCCTTTTAACAACCGCTCAGGTGTTATTGGTACAGCAGACAACACAAGTTACACATTCTATACACTTAACAAGACTCTCGATATCGCAGAGTTCCCTGAGAATGTAGAGATGGACTTGTTAGCACTTCCCGGAATCAATGTTTCTTCAATTACCAATCGTATGATTGAAGTTGTTGATGAACGACAAGACTCTCTTGCAATCATTGATCTCGAAAGCGCATTCACAACAGCCGCAGAAACTACTCCTTCAAATGTTGGTAAGGGTGCATTGGCCAGTGTGATTAGTGGTGTTCGATCAAGAAACTTTGATTCTTCATACGCTGCTGCTTATCATCCATGGACACGAGTAAGAGCCCGAGGCGAAACAATCATTGCTGACTGTCCTCCATCTGTTGCTGCTATCGGTGCGATTGCAAAATCACAAGCACTTTCTGCACCATGGTTTGCCCCTGCTGGCTTCAACCGTGGCGGCATCGGACAACTTGGTGGTTCTGCTGGTCCTCTTGTTACCTCACTTGCTGAGACTCTTAACAAGAGTAACCGCGATGATCTTTACGAGATTGATATTAACCCAATCGCACGACTTCAAGGCGAGTTTGTGATCTTCGGACAAAAGACTCTTCAACAGGCTCCATCTGCATTAGATCGAATCAACGTTCGACGCATGATGATCTTCCTCAAGAAGAAAATTGGTAAGATTGCTGAGACCATCCTCTTTGATCAAAACATTCAGGTTACTTGGAACAAATTCAAGAACCGTGCGGATCGCGTATTGAGTGGAATCAAAGCCGGTGGTGGTATCACAGATTACAAAATTGTTTTGGACTCCTCAACTACCACACCAGATCTACAAGACCGAAATATCTTGTACGCTAAGATATTTGTTAAACCCGCAAAAGCAATAGAATTCGTTGCAGTAGACTTTATTATCACAAGATCTGGAGTACAATTCTAATGGATACTATTTATAATAAAGGGAGATTAGTATAATGGCATTTTGGACTCAAGCAGGTACCGAACCTAAAAGAAATTTTCGATTTAGAGTAACATTCGATTCTTTGAACTCAAACGACACCCAAATAGGTGGTGTACTATGGTGGGCAAAGAGCGTTACAACTCCATCTTTTGATCTTGGAGAAACCGAACACCATTACCTTGGCGGAAAATATTACTTCCCCGGCAAAGTTTCATGGTCAGAAGTCAACTTAGCATTAGTTGATCCAATTTCACCAGATG